TGGGCGGCTGACTACGCCGGCGCATGCGCTGCCAGCCTTCGCGCGAGCCCGGCATTGCCGCTGGGCGGCGCCGGCGATGGCGTCGACATGACGGTAATCCCGCCGCCGATCTCATCTCAATTCACATTCGCAAGCCAGCAGACGCTGCTGGCTGAAGGCATCGCCACCTATGTCGTCGAGCCCGGCGGCGTTGTCAGGGTGCAGCGCGCGGTCAATAACTACACGCTGAACCCCGCCGGCCAGCCCGACACAAGCTATCAGCAGGTCGAAACGACATACACGCTCATGGCGTGCCTGCGCGACATGCTCGCATTTTTGTCGAGTATTTATGGCCGCAAGGAGTTGGTAGACGATGGTACGGTGATCAGCGGCGGCAGCAACATGGTCGCCGCGCAAACGATCCTGCAATCCGTGATTGCGCGGTATCAGACTCAGTGCAATGAGGGACTGGCGCAAGGGTATGCGGCTTTTGCCGCGGCCGCGCAGGCTCAGAATGTGGGCAACGGTGTCGTCTATCTTTACCTGCCCTACAATCTCGCCAACCAGCTATTCGTGATCGCAGGCAACGTTTCGTTCTTCAAATCCTGATAGCAGCCCGACCGGGAGCAATTCATGTCTGGATCAGTCTACACCGGGACGCCGAACGGCATTCCGCAAGCGCGTGCCGGCGTTGCCTACGCCACGGTCGACGGCGATGCGATTGACGTTGTGAGTGAACTCGAGTACGACGCCACATACATCAAGCGCGAAGGCCTGATCGGGCAAAGCGGCATCCAGGGCTTTTCGGAAATGCCGAAGCAGGGCATGATGAAATTCAAAGCCCGTGACGCGGGCAATTTGACCGTTTCGCTGTTCATGAACAAGCGGTTCGCGTCGCTGGTGTTTCGCTTGGCGAACGGCAAAATTGTTACCGGCGACAATATGTATTGCGAGGAAGTGTCGCCCGTTGCCACGCAGGAGGCAACGTTCGACCTCACCTTCAAGAACAATCCGACCGGTGCGGTCACGGAGATTCCGCGGTGAGCGACGCAGACAATTCGGTCGAACTGACCAAGCTGATCAATTTTCGCGCGCCGATTTCCGTCGGCTCGAAAAAAGTCGAACAGATCATGCTGGTGCCGCCGAAGGTCGGGCAGCGCCGCAAAGCCGAACAGCATTTGTCCCGCGGCGTGACACCCGAGACTGCCACACGCTACGGCATTTCCTTTGTCGCGTCCGTCGCCAATGTCGGTGAGGATATCATCGAGCAAATGGACGCCGACCAGTTCGAAGAGGCGCTCAGTTTCCTTGAGGGTTTTTCCGCGCGTGGCCGGGGAACTGGCACGACCTGAGCCTTGACCTGGCGGTTCGCCTGCATTGGCAGCCGTCTGAGCGGGACGACCTGCCCGGCCACGAGCTGATGACCTGGGTTAATTGCTACAACGCCATGATCGAGGCGCAGAAGCCAAAGACGGGGCGCTGACATGGCCGCGAATTTCAAGATTATCGTCACAGCCGTCGACAGTACGGCCGGGGTGCTTGAAAGGATCAATAAACGACAGGCTGAACGTCTCGATGCGCTAAAAAAGCGATTTGCCGTCATATCTGCGCCGGTCCAAAGGCTCGGAAAGGAGCTGGCGACGTTCTCGCGGCTGTCCGGAATTAGCGATATTGCCAAGGGCATCGAGCGTATCGGCCGAGGCGCCTTTGCCGCGTTCCAAAATGTGGCCCGAATTGTTGCGCCACTGTCAGCCATCACCGGCGCCGCCAGCGTGGCCGGCATGTATAAGCTCGTCGAAGCCTGGGGCCTTTGGGGCAGCCGCATAGGTTTCGCGGCCACGCAGATCGGCATCCCGGTCGACCGGCTGAACGCCCTGCAGGGCGCGGCCGTGCTGGCCGGCGGGTCTGCGGACGCGATGACGTCCAGCCTGCAAGGGCTGGGCCAGACAATGTACGACGCGATAGGTGGGCGGAATGCCGAAGCCTACGCGATGTTCAGCCAGCTCGGCATCTCGATCGAGGGCGTGGGCCGCCACGCGATTCCTGCGGACGTGGCGCTGCGGAAATTGGCCGACGCGGTGCAACGGGCGAAAGACCCGTTCGCGCAGTTGCGGATTGTCACCGCGGCGGGCGTCGACCCTTCCTTGCTGCCGCTCCTGCGCGGCGGCGGTCGGGCGATCGACGAGTATATCGCGAAAGCCAAAAAATATGGCGCCTTCACCGCGGCCGGCGCGGCCGCGGCAAACAAGCTGCGGGAGGCGCAGGCCGACCTGACGTGGGCCGTGCCAGGCCTGGGAAATGCGGTGGCCGAACGGCTGGCGCCGGTTGTTGGTCCGATGTTGATCCAGTTTGCCGACTGGATATCAAGGATGCGAACTTCGAAGTTTGTAACGCATGATTTGGCAATATACGCTAAGGAATTAGGGGATTTTTTAGCAAATATTCCGTGGAAGTCCATAATTCGCGACCTGAAGGGCGTCGCAATAAGCGCGAACGCGGTTGCTCAGGCCTTTGGCGGATGGAAGCATATAGTTGAGGGGATAATTGCGCTCAAGCTGGCAGGCTGGGCAACCAGCGCCGTCACGCCGATCGTCGGGCTGCTTCGCCTGATGGCGCTGATCCCAGGCAGCGGCGTCACGGCCGCGGCGCTGGCGGAAGCCGGCATCACCATCGGCGTTCCCGCGGCAGTCACCGCGGCCGTCGCGGCGCCGCTGGCGTATGGACTGAAAAAGGGAGTTGAGGCCCTCGATCCCGCGCTCGGCATCGATCCGAGTAAACTGAATCCTCGCGCCAACATCCGTGGCGGGACGCGCGGCGCCTACCTTGGGCCGAGCCGCGCGGACAACAACGCAACGCCCCCGAACAACGCGGGCGGCTTCGCAAATAACAATCCGACGAACCTGTCCTATTTTCCTGGCCAGCCGGGCGTGCAGGGCCGCAACGGTCGGTGGGGCGTCTATGCATCGCCCGAAGCCGGCATCGCGGCCGGCCTGCACCAAATGCTTCTCGATCAAGATCGTGGATACAACACGATCCGAAAGGAGATAACGAAACGGTCGCCACCGAGCGAAAATGATACCGAGGGCATGATCAAGCGCATCAGCCAATGGTCCGGCCTGGACCCTGATGCACCGCTTGATCTGCGTAATCCCGTCATTGCTAACCGATTCCTGTCCGCCGACATCCGGCAGGAAAATCACGCAATTGACCCCAGCATCGTCAACCGCGGCGTGGCGATGGCGCTGGGAACGTCGGCTGCTCCGACAGTTCGCCTCGCGGACGGCTCGCCTGGCGCGGCAGGCGCCGCCGGCGCGTCGGGCCAGGTCGATGTCAAGGTTACGGTGGCGGGCGCCGGGGTCCAGAAGGTCACCGCGTCCAGCTCGGGCAACGTCAACATGCCGAAGGTCGCCACGACAGGCGTGGGCAACACCGCGATGGCGGGCGCATGAGCGGCTCCTGGCTGGACGCGCTTCAGCCCGCGAGCTGGAACGGCGTGCCGTTCGCGGTGGAGCGGAGCAGCCTTCAGGCGGGCCGCAAAACGGCGCTGCACAATTATCCGTTTCGCGATGTCGTGTGGGTCGAGGACCTCGGGCAGAAAGGTAGAGTTTTTAGTTTTACCGGCTTCCTGGTCGGCGACGATTGCTACGACCAGGAAGACGCGATGCTCGCCGCGGCGGAAACGCCCGGACCCGGCCAGCTCGTCCACCCCAGCCTGGGCGCTCTTGTTGTTTCGCTGACCGAGTTTTCTTCCGGCATCGAATGGGAGCGCGGCCGAGTTGTCGCGCTGAACTTCACATTCGTTCAGGGCCAGCCATCGCCCATCTATCCGGGCGTCAATGTTTCGACGCAGGACAATACAGATGACGCCGCCGACGATGCGGATGGCGCGGTATTGTCCGACTATGGCAACGACATGGAGGCCCCGCTCTCGATCGGGTCGGACGTGGCCAACGGGGCCGCTGCCACCATCAGCGGGTTTGCAGGCCAGGTTCAGGGAGCGACCGGAGATGCGGCGCTCCTGATTTCGGCCGTCGCCGGCCTCGCGCCGCCGCCCGGCTTCACCTACGGGCGCTTCAGCTACGGCGCGCTGGGGACGGTTCAGGCGGGTGTGGCCAACGTCGCGCAGGCGCTTGCCAACGCCTGTGCCGCGCAGGCTGCCGTGCAGGCCGCTGAGACCAACGCCATGGCCCTGGCCGACGCGCTGTGACCGCCCAGACCGACGCGTTGGCCGTGGGCGTCCAGGCGCTCACAGAAAGCGTGCGCACCCTGGCGGTGGATCCCGCCGACCAGGTGCGGCTGCTTTCGGTGCTGGCGGCCTACGCGCCCGCGACGATGCAGGGCACGGCGCCGATCGAACAGGGCATACAGCAGGCCCAGGCATCGACCGCGGCACTATGTCGCCGGGCCGCGCTCACGTCGCTGGCGCGGGCTACGGCGGAGTACAACCCCACGTCCTATCAGGACGCGGTGGCGCTGCGGAATAATGTGGCGGCCCTGTTCGACGCCGAAATATTGATCGCCGGCGACAATGATGACGTGGCGACCTATCAGGCGCTGCGCGCGCTGCGCACCGCGATCGTGCTCGACCTGAACACGCGGGCGGCGACGCTGCCGGCCCTGATCAATGTGGTGACGCCGGTACCCAGCACGGCACTGACCCTGGCCTACAAGCTGTACGACGACGCGACGCGGTGCGATGACGTGATCGCCCGCGCCATTCCGGTGCATCCGGCGTTCATGCCGATCGACATGGTTCTGCTCTCGGCATGAGCGGAACGGATCCGAATGTCGTCGGCATCATCGTCGGCAACCAGACGCTCTCCGGGTGGGAGGAAGTGCGGATCACGCGCGGCGTCGAGAATGTGCCGCCAACCTTTGATCTGAAGCTGACGGAGAAATACCCAACGCAGCCGCAGGACATCGTCATTCAGCCGGGCGCGCCATGCCAAGTGACGATCGGCAGCGACGCGGTCATCACCGGCTATGTCGACCGATATTCCGTGAGCGTGTCGGCTGAAAAGCACGAGGTGCGAATTACCGGCCGGGGCATGACGCAGGACCTGGTCGACTGTTCGGCGGTCGTGCAGACGTTTCAGATTAACAACACGACCTTAGTCGCGCTCGCGATGAAGCTCTGCCAGCCATTCGACATCAACGTCATCGCGCCGGACGGCGATAGCGGCACGGTGCCGCAGTTCAACGTGATCCTGACCGAAACGCCCTACGAGATCGTCGAGCGCGTCTGCCGGTGGGCTAATTTCCTCGCCTATGAAGACACTGGCGGCGACCTGGTCATCGCCAAGGTCGGCGACCAGAACATGGCCAGCGGCTTCGTGATGCCGGACGGCACCGGCGGCGACACCGGCGGAAATGTCCAGTCCGGTGATGTGTCATTTTCGACGGATAATCGCTACACGACCATGTCGGCCGTGTGGTTGGCGCAGGCCTTCCTAAGCCAGCCGCCACCCGGCCAGTCTGGCCCGCAGGCGCCGGTGATACCCTATATTCCGGACGCAACCGCGACCGACAGCTCATTCCCCGCGCGGGCCGACGGAAGTCCGCGTTACCGGCCGCTGATCATCGTTTCGGAGCAGACGCAAAACCTGCCGGGCCTGGCAAAGCAGCGTGTCGAATGGGACATGGCGCGTCGTGTCGGCCGGTCGCAACAGGTGACGTTCCTTGTCGACAACTGGCGCGACAGCGCCGGCACGCTCTGGCAAGTGAACGCGCTGGCATCGATGAGCGCGCCAACGCTCAAGCTGGTCAACCAGACCTGGTTGATCGCCAGCGTCACCTTCGAGCGCGGTGAGCGTGGCACGGTGGCGGAGGTCACACTTATGCCGCCAGCCGCCTTTGTGCCGGCGCCTGACATTCTGGTGCCGTACGACTGGCAGGTTGGCCAGGCGACCGGCGAAGGCGCCACCAATATCGGTCCGGTGCCACGATGAGCAACGCGAGCGGCTCGAACCTGCTCAAGCGCATTCTGGCCATGGTGCAATGGGGCAGGCTGAGCGCGCCGAGCAACGAAGCCGGCGGCGTCGCGATGCAACAGGTCGCGTACTGGACAGGGGAGACGGCCGATGGCGTGCCATCTGTGCAAATCAACGGCGTTGCTTCTGTCCCGGTTCCGGGCTGCGACGTTCTCACGGTCGCGGGCCATGGTGACGCCAGCAAGCGCGTCATCATCGCCAGCAACGACCAGCGCTACCGCCCGAAGGGAATGGCCCAGGGTCATCGACGCCCAAACCGAAAGAGATTTTCAGATCGCCGGGACGCTGGTCGGAAAGTTCACGTCGGCGGGCCTCGCCGTCACAGGCAACATTACGGCGACAGGCAACATCACGGGCGGTCAGGGCGGCAGCGACCAGATCGATATGCTGCACCATGTTCATCAATATATCCCCGGCAGCGGATCGCCGACCAACACAGGACAGCCTGTCGCGGGGTCTTAATCCATGGACGTGACGCTGCAATGGAACGAGGCCTTTGCCTCGGCCGACTGGGCGATTGTGACCGGCGCAATCGAAGTCGGCAGCGACCTGCAAACGGCCGTCATCGTCTCACTTTTCACCGACGCGCGCGCGCCACCCACCTATCTGCCGGGCGCCAACGACCCGCGCGGCACCTGGATTGACGATTACTCGCCGACCGACTGGGGTTCGCTGCTCTGGACGCTCGGCCGCGCCGCGCAGAGCGGCGCGAATAATCTGCTTTTGCAGGCGAAGGATTATTCGAAGCGCGCGCTGCAATGGATGCTGGACGACGGCGTCGCCGCGAGCGTCGATGTGCAAACCGCGTGGCTGACCACGTCGGCCATTTCGATTACTATCACGATTACCGAACCAAACGTGCAGCCGCCCGCGGTGTTTCAATACTCCTGGGCCTGGAACCAATAGATGCCCTATCCGACCCCGAACTTGACGACCCTGCAGCAGCAGGCGCTGTCGGATATTCAGTCGGCCGACATCACCGATCTGGCCGGAAACCAGGTCACAGGCTTGTTGCAAAAATCGGTGCTGCGTGTGCTGGCGCTTGTGCAGGCTGGCTTCGCCTACCTGCATTTTCGCTATCTCGATTATATCGCGCTGCAGACGAACCCGTTCACGGCGACCGGCGAATGGCTGGCGGCGTGGATGGCGCTCAAAGGCGTCACGCGCCTGCCGGCGAGCGCGGCCACCGGTACAGCGACGTTTACAGGTACGAACACCTTCGTGATCCCGAACGGGACCCCAATGACGCGCGGCGACAATGCGCAATTCGTCAGCACCGCCGCGGGCACGATCACATCGGGCAGTGCGACGGTCAACGTCCAAGCCCTTGTCGCCGGCAGCGCGGGCACGATCGTGCCAGGCACGGGGGTGGCCATCAGCAGCCCGATCAACGGCATCAGCAGCCAGGGAACATTTGCCTCCTCTATCGAGGTGGGTGCCGACCAGGAGACGGACGACAGCCTGCGCACCCGCGGCCTGCTGGCGTACGCTTCGCCGCCCCAGGGCGGGGCCGCGAGCGACTATGTAGAATGGGCGCTCCAGGTGCCCGGTGTCACGCGGGCGTGGGTTGACCCGAACTATAATTCGATCACCGGCTCGGCAACGAACGGCGTCGTTTCGGTACTGTTTATGGAGGACGTGGTTCGCGCCGCGGAAGGTGGCATTCCGCAGGGAACGAACGGCTGCAGCGCGTCGGAGACGCGGAATACCGGCGGTTCTGGCAATTACCCGCTGGCCACCGGCGACCAGCTCGCGCTGGCGAATTATATCTACCCGCTGCGGCCGGTGACGGCGCTCGTGCTGGCCTGCGCGCCGGCCGCGTCGCCCGTCAATTACACAATCGCCAACCTCTCGCCCGATACCGGGCCGATCGTCACCGCCATCGAGGGCGCGCTTCAGGATATGCACACCCGGTTGGCCACCCCGGGCGGCACGATCCGGCCGGACGGATTGCCGGGCGGCGAGCTCTACGAAAGCGACTGGACGGCTGCCATAAAATCGGTTCCTGGCGTGCTGGCCTTCGATGTGACCTCGCCGACAGGCACCATTGCCAGCGCCACGGGGACGATCTTCATCCTGGGCACCGTGACGGCGACCTGATGCCGATACCGAATTGGACGGTCTCGGATTTTTTGGCGCAGTTCCTTCTTCTGATGCCACGCGGCCGCGCCTGGGCGCAATCGCCAAGCTCAGTTTTCGTCCAATGCATGAAAGCCCTGATGCCCACGTATGTGCGGCAATCGAGGTCATCCGCTGGGCTGTTGGTCGATGGGTTTCCGGCCACGGCGGTAAACCTGCTGCCGCAATGGCAGGCCTCTGTCGGGCTGCCGAACGCGTGCACGCCGCTCGATGCGACGATCGCGCAGCAGCAGGCGCAGGTTGTGCAACAGTTCGTCGGCGCGACCGGGCAGACGGTAGCATATTACATCGCTGTCGCGGCGCTGTACGGCTACAGCATCACGATCGTCGAGCTTGCGCCGCAAACCCGAACGTTCGTCGTTCATTCGCCAAACGGATTGGCGAACATTCTTTTCAGGGCTGGCGGCAGTAGCGCCGGCAACCCACTCGTGATCGTGCAAGGCAATTCACAGCTTGAATGCATCATAAATCTACTCAAGCCCGCCGATACCGTCGCCGAATTCTCTTACCCGTAGGATTGCCTGATGCCATCACCTGCCGCCATGTGCTTCGGCAACGATACGGTTTCGACCGCGCCGACGCCGACCCTTCCGAGTTCCAACGAAGGGTGGTTTACCGACAGCTTCGACGGCGGCAATGGAACTGTCGTCGACGAATACTGGTTCAACAAGGTTGGTGGCGAAATCAGCAACGCGATCCAGTTTGACGGCACCGTTCTCAACATGGATGCTTTCAATCAGATCGCAATAAAATTAGGTCTAATCCCACAAATTCAGGACGGCGTTTCAGCCGCGGGCGCTGGGGGCGCCTCGAACGGCGGAGCGATCGTCACCTTTCCTACTGCTTTCGCAGGCGTTCCAAGCGTCAAGCTTCAACCGATCACAAATACTTCCCCGCTGCAAGGAAGCACACAAATTGCAGTTTGGACGATAAACATATCGAGCATTACCGAAACCGGCTTCGTGGCCTGGGGGGCCTATTGGAGCGGCGGCAATATGGTCAACTGCACGAACCAAGAATTTTATTGGGAAGCGACCTATGTGCCTTAACGAGCGCGACTGA